AAATTTTATGGCTACAATTCCAACTTATATGACCAAGAAAGGTGTATTAACCGCTGGTCATGGTATAATCAAAACTGGCACTGCTGCCAGTGAAATTCCGTTTGGGGCTTTTGTAACAAGGGCCGCAGATGGTACAATTAAGGCAACTGTCTGTGCTGGAACCCCCACTTATGACTATCTGGGTGTTGCCGTCAACGACATGAAGGAACAACGCCCTTACGATGGCTTTTATGCCGCAGGTAAAAAGGTACCTTATGTTGCAACGGGCACCGCCAATGTCATGCTACTCGGTGGACAAACCGTTGATTCTGGTGACTTTGTAAGGCTTCAATTTGCTTCAACTGCTCTGGGAGCAGGTACCGAGAATACTGGCTTCGTTGTGCCTGAAACTTCCCCTGCTGTAAGGACGGCATATTCTGTAGGTAGGGTCTTGGACGTTGCTGACAGTGGTGCCTCGGCATATAAGCAAAATTTCACTTCCATTAGCAATGACATTGTTACCTTTGGAAGTTCGACCATCAAGGGATACCTTGACCTGCATGATGGTGATTACCTAGTTCTTGACTCTGATAATCATGCAGAAGTCAATATGGTTGCCGACGTGAACTATTCCAGTACGGCTATCGAGCTTGTCAAGACTCCACTAGCCCATTCTGGAAATCTGTATGCGTATACCTTGACCCAAGTAGAGATCGAACTGATTTAGATAAAAATATCTAAATCTTATTATATTTTATTAAAAATTATTAGGAGATTAAAATTTTATGGCTGACACAGGATTACATTATGGTTCCTTTATTCCAGAAGAGGTAGTTACTGCCTGGATAACAACTATTAATGATTATGAATTGAATTACAGACCGGAACTCATCGCTAGGAATATCCTACCCTACAAGGATGTAGGTCCCCAAATCGACATTGATGCAGTAACTCATATCCAGACAACTTCTGGTCGCGCTGGTATCGTGGCTAAAGGTGCCTCACCTGACCCGTTCACCATTGCTGCTGGTGTTGAGAAGCATGAGATGTACCAAATCTCAACGGGCTTTTATGTGAATGAGAGAGATCTTGCTAAGACTCAAGGTCCTGTCATGAAGACCGCTGAAATCAATGAAGCAATGGCCAAGATCCACGCAACCGAAGATTATATCGCCATTAATGGTGATAGCGGTCTCGGCATTACTGGTATTGTTGGAGCTGCTCATGCCAACACACGTGGCAAGGTACTACCAACCAATGGCACTGCCACTTCAGTTGATGTACCAAATGCTGGTCCGTGGGACAGTTCTGGAGACACCTTGGATCCTTATGAGGATGTAGTTAATGCCATCAAAATGATGGATCCTAGGTTCAAGCCTTGGGGCATGATCGCGGATAGGGCAACACTATATAACCTGTTCAAGGTGGATTCTGAGAGGGTGCCTTTTGCCGACTACATTGGCAGTTTGTTTGGAAAAGGCGAGAATGATCGCTCCTGGATGATTGAGTCTCAGTTTACTCCGACTGGCTACGCATATGTTATTCCTTATTCGCCTCAAGCCGCTGAGTTTGCTGTTTCAACCGAAATTGATGTGGCAGACGACTATCCGAAGGAGAAGGGCGGAAACTATTGGGTTGAGATCAAGGAATGGTGTAACCCGATTGAGGTTCACAGCCCCAACAGTTTCGTAGAAATCGATACAACTCCCACGTGAAAGTAAAGAATAATTAAATATTTTTTACTTTAGGAGGAAATTTATATGGGGAAACCAGCAAAATTTAGTAAATTAACAGGCCCACAAGTTGCATCTTATGCTACATTGGACGCGGCATCTGAGGATATGGCCACGGATAGTATCGTCTTTGTGAAGAGTGGTATCGCCAAGAAAGTTACATTTGCGGATGTTGTAGCCGACATGGATGGTACTGTAACAAGCACAGGACTGACAAGTACCGACGGTGTTCTGTCAGTAAGCATTGATGGACTTGACGCAAAAGCCATTCCGATTGCCGCAGACTCCGTAATGATATGTGATAGTGCGGCCACAAATGCACTAAAGGAGTCCACACTTGCAGAACTTGCAATCCCACTCGCTGATACTATGGCCGGTACTGCAAGTGCAACAGGACTAACTGACTCTAGTGGCGTCTTGACAGTAGCCCCCACTGAGGTTACTGCGGCGGTTGCTGCTGACAGTTTTGTCATCAAGGACGCAACTGACAGTAAGGTTCATACTGACACAATAGAAGATGTTGTCGGGTTGATAGCAGGTACTGCAAGTGCGACTGGCCTAACGGCATCTGCCGGTGTTTTGACTGTTGTTGCCAAGATTGCCCATTTAGAAGCAGCGTTACTTAAACGCGTTGTAACAGTTCCAATGTCTTTTGAGACTGGAGAACAGACTACAACCCGAATTTACTTTAACAGTAAAGTTACTGTGGATAAAATACGCGGCATTGTTATGAAGGCCATCGCCGGAACAGATAATGGCACTATTACATGCGGTAATTCTACAGGTGCGTCTACTGCCGGTGTCATTACGGCAACGGCTAGTGACGCACTAAACGTGGAATATGCTGTAAGTCCGAGCACTAACAATGTGGTCCTTGCCGACGGATATTATTACTTGACTTCAGCCAAGTCAACCGCTGGCGGAAAGGTACTAGTCACACTAGAAGTAACTGTAACAGCATAAAGCAGGATATAACCTAGTTATATCTTGTTTTATTACTTTATTTTTTACCTGGATTTCATAGGTCTAGGTAAACTCTTATAAAACATCTATGGAGTTTTATGACAAAAATTAATATGTCGGGTACTAATGTTGGTGCCAAAGCTATTTGTGCTATAGTCGATACAAATGGTACCGTTTTACCTGTTATTGCTATTGATAATGGCGATGGCACTGCCACGTTTAAAGTTGATGTAAGCAAGAAAAGTAAGGGCACAGTTACTATTGCGCATAATGCTATTACTGGAACGGCCACAAGCGCGGAAGTAGATTGCAGCGGATTTAATAGCCTACTTGTTCATTGGATTAGTTCTGCCACGGATAAAACCTGGGTTATTTCGATTGTTGGTGCAACCGGAAGCGGATTAACTTTTGTTCCATTGCTTGATAAAACAACTGGTTTAGCAGCAAGTGAAATTACTACTGACATAAGCGGATTCTTTGTAATTAGTAACATTCCTGATTATGTAAAAATAGTAGCAACCGAAACAGATGATGGTGCGACCGTAACATGTAGAGTCCAGCCATTTAATGCATAAAGAAAGGGTAATTAATATGACATTAACATTAAAGTGCCATAAATGTGGCGAGGAAAAAGAAACTGAATTACATCCAAAAGAATTTGTCTGTAAGAACTGCGGGGCAGTAAACGTAGTCGCTTATGACAACTCTTCCGAAGATAGTGCGGGTTGTATTCCGCCCACTTCATTTGAGTGGACACTACCGGCAGGTGTCATGGAAGGGCCAACAGGCAAAACTTATGTTACTGCCCAAGGCTCTCATATGACTAAAGAAGAATACATTGACGCATTCGGCTTAGATCCAGATATGGCCATCAATTGGATGCGAAAGATGGGAGAAGAAGGCAAAGAAGGCTATTTTAATACCTCTACGCTGGGTAAGAGGAAAAAGAGATGAAAGAAATCTTTGTTATATTTTTATTGCTAATGGCTGGGATTGCAGGTGGTATGGATAACTTTAGCAAGGACCGGCCCGGTGATGCCATAAAAATAGTATCTTTACCTGACGTAAAGCAATTGTCTGGTACGACCGTGGAATCCCTAATTGAAGTTAGCGCAATGAATCCAGAATTAGTGAAAGAATCTCGTTGGGTTATGCCAGATATTGGATACATAACCTCTGAAAAGGTTAGTGTCACACAAAACGACAATGAAACTTTGACTTTAGCCCAGCAAGTATTCTCGACTGAAGCCGTACCAGAATTACCAACTTCAATTGGTAATACATCACCCACAGAAGTATTCAACATTAGTGAAAACAATACAGGAGGACTAGTTTATCTATGAGACAATTTTTTGTTAAAAAACTAGGCGGCATCCATAAAGCAGATTTTAATGAAGGTTTTGGAGAAAATGAACGACATCAACTTCTTTTCTTTGAAGGTACTGAGGAAAAGGGACCTTGGTATTTCGAAAATGTCCTAACTGAAGAGAGAAAAGAAAAGGCTATCAAAAACAATTGGATAACCTTCATGAAGAGACCAATTATTTAGGAGTAATCCACATGGGAATTATTGAAGAAATCGTAGCAAAGGGCCTAACCGAGGCTTGGGGTCTCATGACTCCGGAACAGAAGAATGACATCAAGATGGGTATGCTTGCTGGTGAAAAAGGTATCGCTAAATTTAATGCTGTTGTAGCCGATGATCAAGTAGACCCAGAAGAACTTGAATCTATTATTGTGGAAATTTTAACCGTCTCTGATTCAATGGCTGGTCGTGCCATCCAGGCATATTTGTGGTCCCTGTTTAAGAGTGGTTAGATGCTAGACTTGGATAAAGACCTCTCAACGAGATATAATTTAACCGTTTATATGTTGGGAGCTGTAATAATAATCGTACTCGCAGTGATGGCACTAAGTGCATTCAACATAACGGTACCTGAATTTGTATCCGGTGTCGTTATAATGGGATTCATCACCATGCTCAAAGATGCATATGCTTCGTATTTCAAAGCGCGTGAGGACATCCAGGAAGCAAGAACAGAAGTTGCAAAAATACAAGCAGAAAAGCTTTAAATTTTTAATTTTTTCCGAGGTGCCTATATGAAAAAAGCGGTTATCGTTGGGATAAATAATTATCCGCAGTATCCCTTGACTGGGTGCGTGAATGATGCTCTGGATTACCAGACGACTTTGTTGGCCAAAGGATTTTCAGTGACTCTAATCACAAATTCTCAGGGAACAAAGGCAAACATTCTAAACAACTTACAATATATGGTTAGTAATTCTGTTTCGGGAGATTCTCTAGTATTCGCTTATTCTGGACATGGTAGCAAAGTTCCAGACACAAATGGGGATGAACCCGACCAGTATGATGAGGTTTTGTGTCCCATTGACTTCTTCTCAGGTCAGTACATCTCAGATGACGATTTGAGGGCAATATTTAGTGGTTTGCCAAGTGGAGTCACTCTGGATGTTTTCTTGGACTCTTGTTATAGTGGAACGGCCACGAGATGCTTGGATCTAGTTGGCGTAAAGTCGAGGTGCATACCAGGTCCTATAACAAATGGTGCTAAAGCTGCTAGAGTTGTGACCTTGGTCCCTGATTTAAATCATGTGCTGTGGTCCGGATGTAAAGACAATCAAACCTCCAGTGAGGTCTCGGTTAATGGCGTGGTTCGAGGGGTCTTTAGTTACTATGTTTTGAAGGCAATTAGAATTGGTGGGTTGAGAGCCTCCTTGATTACTGCCGTTCAGAATGCAGTTGCCAGCAAGGTTGCAAATCAGACCCCCCAACTAGAATGTAGTCAAGCAGAAAGTACCCAGTTACCTTTCACTTGAGGTCCACATGGATGAAATGGGACCGATTCTAACCAAGCTGGGTGAAATGAGTTCTGATATCAAGCATCTTAGGGACGATATGAGCACGATTTGCGAGTTCAAAGATGAACTTCAGAAGGTTGCCCAGGAATTTCGGGACTACAAGGAAACCAGAAAGGACCTTCCGATCGAGATATCAGATACTAAAGAAAAGGTAACTGCTTGTCAGACAAGTTGTCAGCACCATGTTGCAAAGACAGAGGAATATTTTAAGAAAACCGATTATTTAATGACCTGGAGTCATAAAATTTCTGGTATTCTTATTGCAATTAACGTGTTGGTTGGTGCAATAATTGTGCTAGTTGAACTAGGCATAATTAAGCCATGGTGACCTACATGAATTTTTATGTCCTACTTTTAATTGTACTTTTTTCCTTGATGGTGGTTATTGCTGGATATGCTTTGATTCAGTATAGACAACTTTCTGGTTATATGTTGAAGATCGCGATTGTTTTGTGTGTTCTAGTTGGTACAGGAACTGCCCAAGATGATCTTGAACATATATCAGACGGACCAGAAGAAATTACACTGGTGGATGAAAAGCCAATTATTCAAGCAGGTGCCATGAAAGAAGCCAACAAAGTCCTGGATGGCTGGGCAGAAGAATGTGCTGTTCAGGCTAAATTTTTACTATTCCTAAATGACAGTAATGATGGCGTTCCCATGAATAACAGTGTAAACTTAAGTGACAGCAGGATCATTGTGTTGTGAATCTTGATGCCGGAAATGAGTGCAGCTAAAAAGAAGATTTAAGTTGCACCGTATTGTTTGGGACCTGTATGCTTGGATCTAAAGATTCAATCCAATAGCAGTACACATAAAACCAGTAACAAAGCCTCCAACAAATCCGACATCTATTCCCTGGCTAGCAAAGCCAAGAATTATAGCAAATGCTACCAGAAATCCAAATATGCCACCTCTAATATTCATAAAAATACCTACCAGATAGTTGGATGATTTATCCAACTATCGCCGTTGTGATCGTTCCGACGCCGTTTGTCAAGTACACCTTGGTTCCGATTGGGAGTACCTGATTATTTGGTACAGTAATGGCGTATTTGAAATAGTTAGGCTGAACCTCGTCGAATCCGTCAGTGGCTTCTGGGTATGGGTTTCCAACCAGGACCTCAGTGTAAGGCAACTTGGCAACATCTACTGCCTTGTAAGCACTGTTTCCATTAGATTCCTTGGTAATCAAACGGAATCCGCCAATATCGCGGGGTGCTGTACCCAGATTCATGATTGTGATGGACGTAGGTGTTGCCTTCATAACGATGTTCGCGACAGCTGGATCCGGCATCCCATCAGAACTGACATCCTCAGCCATTGCGGTCATCATGCTCAACATAGCGATCACAAGGATCGCGCCGAAAGTTCCAATTTTAGACATTTTTCTTTTCCTCCAAACGCCTTATCAGGCAAGTACTACTTAGTTTGCTTACTATTTAAGTCTTTTGGTTCGACTTTTTCTTATCAAAGTCTTAAACCAACAATCACTAATAGTACTTGATAGTATTTAAATTTATTGGTCGAAAGTTACTATATTAATTAGTATAAATTTATATAAGTAGAATTTTTCATTTGCTACTTATTGATTTTTAACTAATTTTAACTTATATTATTATTATATATACATTTTATATATATAGTATTATAAATAGTATATAGTAAGATAATAGAGTAAAATAAGTATTAGTAGACTAATAGTTATAGTAATATGGTAGTTATATTAGGTAAAATAAAAATGGCCAAAAACTGCTATAAGTAGTAAAAGTTACTATATACGTTCGGACTTACTGACTAATAACGATTTTCAAAAAATAGTATAAGGTACACAATGTCTCGTGGTTATTTTAGTTGTCCAGACTGCGAACAACTTTATGATGCAGCCAACTGGATGTGTCCGAATTGCTTGGCAAAATATAAGGAGATACTAAAAAAAGAGTGTTGTAGACGAGAAGAAAATTACAAAAATAATAGTGGTTAGAATTCTGTCCATCTAAAAGTTATCTGTTCTTGCCGACAATTTTCCCCTCGGAAAACAATAGTCCAAGGCGAGTTGTGTCCCAAACTCCTATATATTCCCTCATACGTGGATTCTGATACGACGCCTTTTCTTCTAGCGATTTCTAGTTTGGCATATATTGAAATGTGGTCATGGCCTAATGTTCTTGCTAGATGGCCAAGTTCCGATATGAAATAGGATTCATTTCGTTGGCGAGTGACTTCTTCTTGGCGTATCACTGGTCTATCTACATAATATGTATCCCAACTAGTTGTTACAGTTCCGGACGTATAATAACGCACGCCTTGGATGGGTATATAACCACCTGTAACACCGACTTCGGGCATTAGTAGCCACCCACCCGGGAAATATCAGCCATGACAGGCTTGATTGCTGGCTGTGGTTGGGAAGATACTGGCTTCTCTTTTACGATAACTTTTTGTATGGGCTTTTCTCTTTCTTTGATTTTCTCCTTTTTGATAGGTGCTTTCTTGGTTTTTTCTTTTTCTTTTATTGCCTGATCACTCACTATTATAGTGTACTTTGTTTTCTTCTTGGTTATTTCCTTTTTCTGTATGGACTCTACTTGCAGGCGTCCTGCCTGAATTCCTTCTAGTATTATTTGTAGTTCATTATTGTTTTCTGACATTATTATTGCTCCTTGATTAAGGTTAATGTAATGAAAGGTTTGGTGTATGTGCAACTTTCTGGAAAATAATATCTCATTGAGATACCACGTGATGTTGTTGGTATATCTAGTACCCATTCCACTTTCATTGATTTTATGAACGCCTTTCCTCTAAAATGAACGTCTCTATCACTTATTGGTAACATAATGCTACTACAATAAGCCGTGTCTGGATGTTTATCCATTATAGACATTAAGTGCTTGAGTTCAACATCTGTTGATGTAAAATTCAATGTGAATTCTTCTGGCATGCTACGTTATAACTTTTTCTAGGTATAAAAACTTTTTGGATAACTATTATTTAAATCTTTTTGATTTACCACCATATTTACTTTTACCTATTTATACTTTTTGCTCGTTGTTTATATTGGTTGTTTAGGCCGCCAAAAACTATAAATACTACCAAGCAAAAGTTGAAGTTGGTGATAAAACATGATGAGAGAAATTAAAGGAAAGGCACCAAGGGTTTCTGACAAGAGACAAACCGGAAATGCTGACTGCGTACTTGCTCAGTTTGCAGAAAATCTTATTCCGGTCGTGGAGGAGAGCATTCACGCAGTCAAGTGTTATGACAGGATTGAGTCTGCTGATAATCTGGCACGAGATACGATATACGTAGATTGTCATGGTACCATTAATGTAATAGTAATGGACCAATTCAACGTGAACATTCCAGAAGATTTGCCAACGATGCCTGATGGACTTTTCGAACACCTATCAAGACCCATAGAAGAGACTGAACTGTACTTTATGTCCAATATGACAGTGAGAACAGGCTCATCAGGACTACCGGCAAAAGTCGCAAAGATCAATAATCATGTAGTGGGTTATTACCTTCCAGACCTTAATAGCTGGGTAACAACCAATTGGACCTGGCACATCCAGTATATGACCGTGGTCTTGGCATATGCTTGGCCAAAGTTCATTGAAGGTTTTGGAATCAGTTTGGGTAATAATTCCCTTGCTTCTGAAAAGAAAGGAGAAAAGGTCAAGAAAATAGAGGTCACCATTGGTTGTGATCCCGAGTTTGAGACCCTAAAGAATGGCAAGGTAGTACGAGCTGACACCATCATAAATAGAGATAATGCAGTTACACCTACTGCTGAAATCGGGCTCGATGGGCAGCGAGCTCAAGTGGAAGTTCGTCCAAAACCGTCTAGTAACCCTGGTAAAGTTGTAAAGAATATCAGAGACCTCATGAAGAAGTTTGCAAAGGACTACAGCAGTGTTGACCTTACTGACAAGGGTAATAACTATCCATTAGGTGGTCACATTCATGTTGGTATTGGACAGCGAATTGAAGTTGACCGAGAACTTGGTATGATTCTGGATGACTTTATTGGACGGCCTACCATAAATTTGAGTGGTAGTGCTAGGGAAGGTTATAAGAGATTGGCTTCCCAGAGTTCTGAGGCGATCCGGTCCCAGCCACATGGATTTGAATATAGGTCTACTCCGGCTGCGGTCTTCCAGAATCCCCGGATTGCTTATATTGTGTTTAAGCTTGCGAAAAATTTGTCTGAGAAATACTTCAATCAGGAGACTATTAAGTATGAAGAGAGACCAACCATCCAGAACTACATAGATGTCGGTGGACTCACGGAAAAACAAGCCACATATTTCATGAAGTTTATCGAGGATTATAAGCCAGAAGTTTCCCTACGATCTGCCTGGAAGGTAGAAGCAGCGCCAGTGGATCTTACCTTTCAAAATAATATTACTGTGGAGTTTCATGATGAATGGGATCCAATTGTATCAAGGGCATTGCAGGAAAGCATTCAGGATGCGGTTATGTCGAATAGGCCTGTAGTTGTTTCGTTCTATGGCCTGAACGAGGACCGAGGAACTGATATTTGTACACTGCCTTGCTCTGGCTTTAATACAATGTTTGATAATATACCAAAACCCTATATGTCATCAGGGAATGTTCTGAATATTGGTGTGTCAAGGAATAGAAGAATGGACATGGGTAGTGCTAGAGTAAGGACACTGACAGACACCGTGAGAAATGCCGTCACTAACTTAATGGGAGAATAAACATGAGAAAACAACTGGTTGGAAAACATCCAACTATTTCTTCGAATAACCATCACTTGATGGAATGTGCTGCCGACATACTTGAGGATGTTAGTCCTTACTTCAATGCATTAAGATCGCACTATGATGTGACTTGTGGCTTACAAGAAAACGTAATGTATACCTATCCAACAGTGGACTTGCGTATCAAGATAATTGGAGAAATTGATATAACTGGCGTTAATGTTCATGACACCATGTTTTATGAGCATAGCAGAATGGATTCTCATGTCAGTGATAGATATTCAGAACCAGCTATCAAGATCAACGTAAATGGTTACTTTGCTGGGTGGTACCTGCCAAGAATCAATGTGATTTGTGCTGCAGACTGGACACACGGTTCGGGAACAGTGAGTACGTTCAGACAAGTTTGGCCAAAATTGATAACTCTCCTGGATTTGAAAATACTACCAGAAGAAAAAAGAATAAAGGAAGAAAAAATCAAGATTGACAAGATCACCATGGGTTGTGATCCGGAGTTCGAGCTTGTTAATGGGCAAGGCGACGTAATTTATGCCGGCATGCATATAGTTAGTGACGAAGATGGTAATGGTAATAACCTCGGAGTAGATGGCGCAGATGATCAAGTAGAGTTGAGGCCCAGAGCAGGTGATCCTAGACAAGTCGTAAGCAACATCAAGAAGTTGTTCAAGATGTTTTCCGAGCAGTACGGTGAGTACAAGCTCAGCGACGAAGGTGACGAATATCCATTAGGTGGTCATATTCATGTAGGTATTGGTAGAAGGTGGAGACCTGATAGTGGTTTAGCCCACCTGCTGGATGACTTTGTAGGTAGGGCCGTAATCAACCTATCAGGCGAAGCACGAGATGACTATAAGAGGCTGGCTTCTCAGTCTTTGGATGCCATCAGGATTCAACCACATGGATTTGAATATAGGAGCCCGCCATCAGCAGTTTTCCAGAATCCTGCCATAACGTATATTACATTAACCCTAGTGAAAAACCTCTGTGAAAAGTATTTCCAAGAAGTGCCTTTGGAATATGATAGCAGACCTACTCTCGAAGACTATATGAATGTGGGAGGACTTACCAAACAGCAAGCAAAATACTTTATGAAGTTTATCGAGGAGTATGAACCAACTAAAAATATAACGGCTAATTGGCACATAACACCGAGTAAGTCTTTTGAACCTGCTACAATCACGGTTATCTTCAGTGATAAGTGGCATCCACTTGTAAAAGAATGGATCAATAGGTTTATAAAGGAAAAAGTTAAAGTTAGTTTGCCCATAATCATTAAGTTGCATGGCTTAGGAGAAAGAAGAGGGCGTAACCTATGCACAATACCGACTGGCAGGACAGCCTTAGTGGAGGATATTCCGCATAAGGTCTGGAATGCGTCTACAAGAACATTACAGATTGGTCTGTCGTATAATAGGCGTACAATGGATGGATATAATAATTTATTCGGTATTGCATTTGTAAATGCAATTAGTAAGTACATAAAGGAAAACTGCAGGTGAAATTAATGTGTATTATAGCGATTTGTAAGGATCGACCGTTAAGTGCTTGGGAAATTCATAACTGCTTCACGAATAATAGTGACGGCGTAGGCTTTGCCTATGCACGGGGCGATAAGGTCACGATAAATAAGGGTTATATGACCGAGGAAGCATTCGTTAAGGCCTATGAAGACGTGAATATCTTACCACATGTCGTGCATTTCAGGACAACGACTAGTGGAGGCGTTAGTCAGGAGCTTTGTCATCCATTTGTTGTGGATGAGCATAGCGAACTTGTTGTCCAAGATGAAGTTGAGCAACCTGTGCTCTTCCATAATGGGGTGATCTTTGATTGGATGACCCTGACTATGAATATGGTCACATCGGGACAAATCGAGATGCCTAAAGGTCCCATGAACGACACCAGGATGGCTGCAATTATGGTCGCGACTCTAGGCGATGAAGTCCTGAACTTGCTAAGCGGTAAGTTTGTCCTAGTGGATCCATCTGGAGTAATTACAAGATGGGGCTCCTTTGAGAATGAACGTGGCATCCTATTCTCAAATGATGGGTATAAGAGAGTAAGTTATGTATATACCAACAAGAACGCGGGTAAGTGCAAGGGAGGTGTCGGAACGCACAAAGCCTATAATGATTTCCTGGACAAGTATTATGATGAAGATACTCCGAATAGGAGTTTACCAGGTGGAGGAATGTGTGAATAAAATCAGAACTAAATTTAACCTTTTTTATAGCATGACTTTATATAGTATTAACACTAATAAGAGTATATGTTAGATTTATGGTGTAAGCGGACCTGGAAAGCCAGTGGGAGAAGTGTGTCCGGAATGGAGGTGAAGGTGTACTTTAAAAATAATATTTTTAAAAAAAAGTATTTAATCATTTATTACTAATAACCTAGTACCACACATATTGCACTTGTAGTGAGTTCCTATTAACTCGCCTTCAACTCGATCTTCGCTTACTTTGGCGAAGTTTCTTACCGTCCCGTGATAGTTCTTACTACCTTTGAGACAAATTGGACAACATGGTATTTTGCCACCGTTTTGGTGATCAAACATCGACTGTTCTTGTACTAAGTTACCATCCTCATCTTTATCGAACATCTTCATTACATTTTCACTAATGGAATTTTGCGTGTATAGTTTTGCTAATTGGTTTAAACTTCCTGTCATATTAATTCACCTCACTAACTACTAGTACTTCTGAGAATATATAACTTACGGTTGAAAATAAGAAAAGTTTCATAAAAAAGTTTAAATACAAAGTTCATGGATCTTGCTGACAAGTAAGTCTACCTTGCGTGGGACTAATCCAGGAGCACTATTGATCTCAAAGATCGTTGACTTGGTTCCGCTTGGTGTTTGGATAGTAGCGCAATCTACGGCAGCAAGATCAAGTCCGCACTGGTTGACGGCATCTCTGGCTGCTCTCTTCAAATCAGTAGGAAGTGATGCAACCCGGACCCACCTAAAGAAACAACCTGCCTGATGGTTTCTGATGAGGATGTTAGGTGTAGGACATTCTTTCAAACTTGCCTCGATGATCCTATCCTTAAGCAAAAACAACCTAAATTCATCGATTTTTTCAACCTTTTCCTGGATGTAATGTCCTGCTGGATCGAACCTCCTTAGTTCTTGTGGGGTATTTACAACCCAGAAGAACTTACCCTGAAAATGGGTGTTTTTGCGCACGATTACAGGAAACTGGATATCACCTTGTAGGGCTTGGTCCCAGGAGATTAATTTAGGCGTCGGGATATTATGCTCCATAAGGAGTTTCTTGCACCTGGGCTTGTTAGAAGAGGTCCTAACGGCGTCTAGCCGATTAATAATTGCTCCGTCTTCTGGATCAGGTAGAGATGCGTTTCCATAACGTAAGACTATACCTTCCCCTCTGATACCTTGTTCACTATAGTCGGTTTGTAATGCTCTAGCTAGTGCTCGACCTGTTGGCCTAGCCTTTCTGCAACCTAATACTGTCACTTAATTCACTCCTACTCGTTACTTTCATAGATCAACTATAAATGCATTTAGGTTAAACTTTGTTGCTTGTTTGATCATATTCTGAGTTCCCTGACTATTTGGAAATCGGAATGCAACTAGAGCATCTGCATATTTTGCCATTTCTCGGTTTCTGATCGGGCCTGCTGATTTACCATATGTGGTCCACTTAGCAGGAAATTTTACTATTGGGATGGCGTGTTCCAGTGCCCATCTCTCCCCGAGGGTGTCTGCTCCACTAGCACAGCCTGATACAACTGTCGTGATTTGCCAGGGAACATCTAGCATATGGCGGCAGAGTAACTCATAGTTCGTGAAGTTTCTTGACCCAGCAATAATTGTTATCATGTTAAGTTAGTTTTAGTTCTGCTTCGATAAATAGTTTTTGGTAAGCATATCGTAAAACACCAAGTTTTACCTTCCAATATGATTACTAAATTCAATTAGGGGAATCTTGAATGACTTTTAAGGTCTTATTATCAGACGCACTAGATACGGACGGTGATAATATTGTTGACAAAGTTGCTGTAAGAGAAGCAGATTCTCTTCCTACGGCTCCAAGTGATGGCGAAATAATACGATCAGATGGAAAATTATACATTGCAATTAATATTTAGTGAAATTTTGAGGGAATTTTATGGCAGTAACATGGAAAGAAATTGCATATAAAGATGATGTGGCTACGTTGAGTGACACTGCTCCTAGTGATATTGGAACTTCTGCAGCAGCAGGAAATGGTACAGCAGCTGCTAGATACAACCACGTACATGCACTAGGATCAGGCACAGTAGATGGATCAACAGTTGAACTAAATTCTGGTGCCATCAGGATAAAAGATGGCGGTGTAACTTCGGCTAAATTAGCATCTTGGTCAGCAAATAGGAATTGTGCGGGTTATCAGGCACTAGATCTGGTTGTCCATCAGTCTTCGTCCGCGCCGGAAACTCCGGTCGTGGGCAAACTATGGCAAGATTCTGATGACCAGAAATTGTATATTTGTACGAGCGCGGCTTAAATTTAAGTCCATTCAGTTTAGAGGCAAGGAAAATCAATGGCAAAGATAGATTTAGAAGCACAAGTCTCCTCTCTCCTAGCATGGAAGGACCGGCAAGAACAGCAACAGGCCGATCGACTCGTTGAAATGCGAAATACTATTGTAGAGGTATTTTCAGAAAGGCATGCCACCGTAACCGAGATTCAAACAGTCTTGGAAATGGTCAAACTTGACATGCTATCTGAATTTGTATCCTCTCAGAAAGAGAGGGCTCGAATTGCCGCAAAGGAATATCCTGCCCAAATCAAGGAGTAGAACATGACCGCTACGTGGAAAGAGATTCTAAAAGGGGCAATCAGCACCGGAACATCAGAGGGCACTGGGGCAGATCAATCAATCGCTCATGGTCTAGGTGCGTCTCCGAATCTAGTTTCCATTGTGCCTACTGCAAGCGGTACATCTGTGACGGCTCTTTATGTCGATTCGACTAATATTCAGGTGACTGTGACAAGTGGCAAAGCATTTGGCTGGATGGCGGCGGTGCTTTAAGTGGCAGATGTTAAATTGGTTGGAAACGATGATTCTGCTTTCGGATCATACGAGCCAAAAAATTATTTCTATTTACAAAAATTTTCTGCCAACGCAACAGGCACTTTAAAATCTCTCCGAGTTAAAGTGACGGGAAGTTGTAATATCAAAATAGCTATATATGCAGATTCCAGCGGGGAGCCTGGGAGCTTATTGGCAAGCGCAGGGGCTACGGCGTGCACAAGTGGATGGAATACGATAAACGTATCCGATGTATCTATAACCAGCGGAACTAATTATTGGATAGGATTTGATTCTGATACCCTATTATATGGGGTGGCGTGTGTCACTAACTCAAGCGGTAAGGTAGTTAGATCCAAGTCTGCCACATATTCAACTTTTACTTTTCCAGATCCAGCGGGAACTGGATTTAGTACAACAACTAGTCATGATATAGGATTGGCTGGATGGGGCGAGGAACCAAGCAGTGCTTCTTGGGGCGGAACTTGGGGAGGATAATTAAAAATGACAGAACCATATAGAGTTATAATTACAAATGATGTAGATGGCGATGAATCTCTTGATCTTGAGTTGGGTCCTACCATCGAAGAATTAGTAGTAGAATCAACACCATTCACTGCATCATATGATACAACGGCGTTTTTCCGGGTGTTGTATAGATTCATTACTGTGCAGAGTCAAGCGGAATTCACTGCTGGAACAAACGAGGACGCTGATATTCCTTGGGAAAATTATGCTGTTTATCAGGTATTGTCCGAGGATGAATGGCCACAATTACTTAATTCTAGGTCAATACCCCTCAGTTATGTTTCAGACGCTCAAAAATACATGGCATATTGTCACTTAATTGCAGATTATTTTGAAAAAGGAAACCCAGATTGGAGCTTCCGGAGCCAGAGTCAGGCACCCGGTGTTAGTTTTAGCAGAGGAGAAGATACTGGACCAAGACTCGCATTAAAAGCCATGCTAGATACAATTGAAAATGCTTATAGAAGATCTGTGGTGAGTGGTGGCCGCGGAGCAGCAATTGTTATCAACCAAATCTCGGATGCTAGGAAATATCCAAAACGCTGGAAGCGTTCTGGAATTCCTGCATATGATGGTTCTTCCGAGGGCTATGACTCTGAAGACGTTGAGGATATGGGTGTTGATTATAATAGCCAAAATGAGAATTCTGCTTGGTGATTTTTATTTACACTTTTTTAGGTAAACCTGGTAAAATGTACGAGATGAAATTGAACTATAAATGTGAATTTAATGGCCAGGATAACAAATGCGAAGGACTGAATCCTGACGATTCCTTACGAGGTCTTATAGATAAGTTCCAAAAACTAACTGATAGTGACTCTTTTTCTGAAAAACAAAGAAAGGAGTTATCTGATAAATTTTCATTGTTGATTTCTTCTGGAAAACTTAGTGAAAAATCTCAAAGGAAGGCAGAAAGATTCTTAAAAGTAGTCAGTCGTATTGTACCAAATTCAAAACTTGTTACTACTTCTTCAGAGTCTATTAATATTGTTCCTAAAAAGCAACTTAACGAAAATGATTTATATAACATTTCTTCTAAGTTATCTTCGTCTGAAAAAAATACACTATATAAATATACTATTCCTGATTCAGATGAAATAGAAACCTCATTTGAATATGTAAATAAGTATGCAAATAATATTAGTAATGCTCCGTCTGAAACAAAGAAATCAATAAAGGTTATAGACGATATCATGAATAAATCTATTATACCAGATAAAATCCTATTATATAAAGGTGTTTCAGATAGTCGAATATCTAACATTTTGAATTCTGGAAATTATAAACCAGATGGTTTTGTGTCTACTTCCATTGATAAACAAAAGGCATCAGAATTTGGCGAGAAATATATATTAGAATTAAATATTCCTAAAGGAACAAAAGGTGTATTCCTTGGAGATGAAATGAGTAATGCTCCAGAAGAAAAGGAAGTATTATTAAACAGAGGATATGTATTTAAGGTTGTTTTGACTAAGAAAGACGGAAATAAGACTATAGTATCGATGAATAGGATGTGATAAGCTTGCCTTATCCAAAACGCATTCGTTATACCCATCGATTAACCCTCTACAAAAACATCAATGATATCTTTAATGGTCCGATAACTTCCTCAATAACAGGCCTATCTTATCCAACAGAGGATTTTAAATTAGCACTAACCTCCTCGGGAATTTGTCGGGTAAAGGTTACTGGCTTATTGGATGGTGTATCTGTTACAGAGCGTATTTCATTTGGCGAAGCCGGAACCCAATATTCTCTTAACACTTTTGATACAATTTCAACGTTGACTTCTAATTATTTTGTAGCAGGAACCACCTTGCAGGTACAGGCCGTGGACTCTGTTGGAATGCCCCTAGTCTGGAAACAAACTTTTGGTCCGTACGGTGCGGAATTTGGCCAACAAGGCGGAATGTCTGCTCAAATTCAAGCAAATGAACTAGGCTTGGGAAGCAAAATTGTTCATTATTGCAGGGTGGAGCGAGCGGCACCTGTCAGCCGAGACATGACATTTACGATTAGTCCAAATTATCCAGATCAAGTGTTCGTTCCAGTAAGTGATTTTGAAAATATATCAGTGCCGCCTTCATATGTACCGTCTGAGTGGGCCTTCCGAAGTGTCGCTAAGTATGTTGGTGAATAAAAAAATAAATTAAATATTAATATTCTTCTTCTCGGTCAATACAGTCATCATATTCTTTCCAAGAATCCAGACCGCATAATTCGTGCATGTACTTCGCGGCCTGTAGTCCTGTATCGAAGTATTGGCCCGCTACGTAATATTTTCCAGTGCTAGGAGAATATCCAGCCCATAATGAGCCATCTTCGCCTCTTGGAAGTTCAAAACTGATCACATGGGTCTGTTCAAGTTTCTTTGTCATTTCTTTAATTGATAGCATATTACTTCACCTCGTACTATACTAGTACTTATTAGAATAAATAGTTTTTGGTCGTGATAAACATAACTTCTCAAATTGAGCCCATAATCCAATTTATCTTGGATGAGCTGCACCAAGACAGTGAACTTGTTACCCTCTGCGACAACCAATTCTATACAGGACTGCTCCGAATCCCGGTTACACTAACTGCACCTCACTATACAAGAGTTGGTATCCTTTATGCAAGTGATAGTGGAGATGGCTGCTTCTTTACTCAAGTGCGGGACTTTGACAAACTTGATATCTCTATAATCATAACGGTAGTTTGTGGTCTAGGAGAAAATGATAACCATTGCAGAAAAGTTATTAATGCCATGAAAACCTTATTTTCAACTCATAGAAAAAAGACCACAGAAACTTATAAAATTTATATTAATAAAATTGATTCCAAGGTGGAACCCACTGATCAGGCCAGATGGACCGGAACCATTACAATGAATGTGGAATATTATACAGCAGTACCTGACATTGATTGAGTGGACTTCCACTCTTGGAATTCTTGGTCTGAAGAGAATTCTATTATGCATGAGCAACCTCTATATGCACGTTCATCTGTTATGTATCTAAGGCAGGCATCTATGGCATACTGTAGGTCCTTCGATCTAAAGGATCGGAATCGACGTCCGCCTTCGCGCTCAAAAGTCCAAACATCATCGGTATTATATTTAATAGTCTTATAATATTTTATACCATGAACAGATACATAATCATCTACCTCATCCCAGTTGATTATCAGGATGTATGTTTTTCTAGGATCTAGGATGTTTAAAGTACCATCTGAATTTAATGTGATTGTTTTCATATCAGGTTCCTTTCTTTGGCGTTTTCGAATTCTTCTTTCGACTCAAATTCAAAGATCTTCATTAAGTCATATGCATGATTTGTGCTGTCTTGATACCTTCTTAGATTTTCACTCAGGCAGTACTGTAGGTCCTCTTTTTCTAGTCCAAACCAACCTCCTTCGCGTTCTAGTCGGAAATATCCATCGGATTTGACTGGAAAGTAGTATTTTTTTCCACTGAGTCTTACCCATGATCGTTCTTTTATCCAATTGACAACTAAGACAAAGAACCTATCTGGATTGACTATGTTCATACTACCATCTGGGTTGAGTGTTAACTCTTTCATAATAGGTTGTTTACTACTTTACGTATATATACATTTTGCTTTGTGGATCGTAAAACACTAACTTTTACCTTCCAATATGATTATACTTCTATCAGGTGATTCTTTCTTGACAAGACTTATTGATTTATTTCGGGATGGTCAACTATCCCTAAGCGAGTACCAGACATATTTGGATCTGGGCTTTGAACCAAGTGAAAGCGTGCAATTAAATTCAGGTCGCAGTGCCGAACTTGTAACACTTTCTTATATGGATTTGGGAGCAGGCCGATCTTGGACAGTTAAGGCCGGCGAAACCTTAATGGGCTATATTGGACCTTCTCAAGATATGACCAATAACGGAACCATCACAAATGCCGGCGATATCCTGATGCAGTATAATGCCGGCACATTGATCAATACTGGAACCATAGCAAACACAGGTAACTTTACATTAAAATCATTATAAACAAACTTTGGTGATTATTTTTGACAGGAACTCTAATAATGGATGGCGGAAGTATAACTTCTGATGTTGCAAAGACAGATTATGAAGTACAAATCCCATTGGTCCCAGTGTTTTCTTCTGGAACTTGGACCGCAACGGATAGCAGTGATGTTGTTATTATAACAAGGACTCCTGCGACTCAAACCGATTATTATAAAATTCCAATTATTATGCCTTTTCGGTCAACTGCTTTGAAGGGTGCTAAACTCAAATCCGTTACAATGGTTGTTACTCTAGGTGGGACTTTGTCAACATCTTCAGATGATATTGAAATGAATATTATAAAAGTTACCACCCCAGCAGATGGATCTTCTCCAGTTGGTTCTGTTTTAGCCGGTGATTCTGGCAGTGATTACCAAACGGCTTACGACACAAAAGCAAAACGTCTTGTTTCTGGGACACATAATTATATTGTCACAATTCCAACTGGAGAACAAGCATTTTTGGCAAGTGGTGAACAACTATATCTTAGACTAAAGGTAATAGATGCTGGTTCTGCTGACCTGACTTGCGTCCTCAAGGGTGCTGTTGCCTCTTTTGATTTTAATGGATTGTAAATAATATAAGGTTAATTTTTTTTGGTTAGGAGAGTCTCATGGCAAATATTGGAATCGTGTCAACTGCTAAGGGAGAGATGCTTACTAATGCGCATATAGCATCTCTTTCACGGGCAGACCAAGGTTACTACGTCCTCTCTGGATGTGATGTTAACCAGTCCGGAACCCCTGGAATGTCCGTGGTGGTAGATTCTGGTTATGTCCAAGTTACTTATTCAACTGAAAGAAAGACAGTAACTGGCGGTACATTAACCGTTGCAACTGCAGATGCAACTTATCCAAGAATTGACGTAATTTATGTGAATACAGCCGGAACTATCTCAATTTATGCTGGTACGCCTACCGCTATTTCTCCCTCTAGTAAGACTGATTTCAGACAAATGGCAACTCCGGCACCTGGAAGTAGTATTCCTAATGGTGTCATACTAGCCTTGGTTTATGTCGGAGCAGGTGTAACCTCAATATTAAATGCCCAAATTTTAGACATTGCATCATACGGGCCATATTGTGTTGAGGCACCAACTTCAGCCACAACTAGTGGTTATGTCCCTCAGTGGAGCTCTACTGCAAAGACACTAGGTACTGGTTTGGCAGTGGGCACAAGTGCAAATAATCTACTCCAATTAAATGCAAGTGCCCAGATACCAGCAGTGAGTGCTGCACTAGTCACTGGACAAACTAAACAAATTACTGTTATTATTGACGGCGGAACAGAAGTAATTTCAACTGGTGTGAAGGCTAGAATACCAGTTGATTATGCATGCACTATAAGTAATTGTACTATGGTAGCTGACCAGTCTGGCAGCATAGTGGTTGACATATGGAAAGTTGCGTATACTAGCCTTCCTGCTACTGTTTCGAATACAATAACCGCTTCGGCAAAGCCTACGCTCTCTGCAGCCTTGAAATATCAGGATACTACTCTTACGGACTGGACGAAGACAATCGCGGCAGGCGACTGGTTATATTTCAATGTAGATAGTTGCACTACGATAACCCAGATTACTATTGATCTAAAAGTGGTGACAACATAGTGACGTATTATTATTTTTTATTTGATGGTACAGGTGGGACTCCTACTGGATATACTGCAATAACTGCTTATGATGGGAAGTATCTTAGATTTTCTAATTCTTATGCTGGTTTTGGATCAACTGGTGGATCTGCTACTCATACACACACAACTAGTTCGGCATCGGTTGGTACATGTGGTACATATTCAGATAAACAACAAAGTGGATCTGGTGCCGCAATTCAACAAGCACATAGTCATTCTGCACCAACATCTTATGGAGGTCTATCTGCAAATAATGCTCCTTCGTATTACACGTTGCAATTGATACGAATAGATATGACAACTTGGGAGAATTCCTACAAGAAGTTTCCAATTGGTTCTATACTATTGGCATCAAGTACCCTTTCCGGATTTACAGAATTGTCAAGATTTACGTCTGCAGATGGTAAACTAATAAAACTTGGTACAGCAGGTTCCACGGGTGGATCTGCTACTCATACACATACACTAACAGGCACTTTGCAAAACAATACCAGTACATACAATTCGAATACGTCATCAGACTATCCTGCTTATCCAACATTAGCTGATAGTCATAATCATACAGTTTCAATAACCACACCTAGTGTTGATATAATGCCAATAAGAATACAGACGAGAATGTATAAAGTTTTGTCTAAGGCGTATAGAGCAGCAGCAGGTTGTATTGCATTTGCAGATGGTAATCCAAGCGCAAATTGGGAATTAGTGGATTGGAATGGTTATTTCTTACAAAGTGTAGATTCTGATGTAGTAACAACTGGATCTAGTACACATGCACATTCTTCATTGTCTGGGACAAGTTCAGGGCACAATCCGGGTACGGTAGCAGCAAAAGACGCAAATGCAATCAATACAGCTAATCGTCCTCACTATCACAGTTTTTCCATAAATATGGATAGTATAGCCCACACTCCTGAGTATGTGGATTTAGTGCCCATTCGTTTAAAGAATACTCTACTTGCACAGAAACCAAGATCTATCTGTGTTAACTCTAATTAAATATGACAATTGAAGAAATTGCCGAGAATATTGGCATGGATTTTGAAAACAAGATCAGGGAAAAGATCCTGTCCAATGTCCCACCCGAGAATGCTCCAAGTACCATTGCAGCGAAAGGTTCCTCCCATACTCTAATCGATACTGGAGAACTTCTAGCAAGCATTACCCATATTGTGGAGCAAGGTCCCACTGGACTGACTATAACTTCTGGTGTTCTCGACGAGGAAATCGCCAATAAGGCAGCACCCAACGAATACGGTGTCGTTTGGGAAAATCGTCCACGAAAGGGAAAGGAAGAAAAAGAAGGTCATGGTCCTTGGTTTATCCCACCTAGATCCTTTATTCGCAGTACATTCGATGAGAATATCGAAGAGGTCCTTGACAATGCTCAAGACCAACTTTACAATTATGTTTTTAAGAAGTTAAGCAAGTAAAAAAGAAGTTATTAAAAACTTATAATAATTTTTTAACAAAATTAGGAAAAAATAAAAATGAATACTACAAAAGTAAAATATGAGGAATCTTTATTGTCGCTACGATGAACGTGACTGAGCTGAATGGATCTGGCCCGACCGCTACAGTCATCACACAGGGCCGTTATTGCACAATGGACAGTTATAATCCTGGATTAAGTAATCCTTGTGTTGTGCCTGCTACAGGCGTGAACTATTCCTACTGGAAGCACCACTATATAGCCTTTTCGGGAGATTTTACCCAGATTAGTAATATTAGGTGGTATACAAGCGGAAGCGTACGGACGAACTGGGCACTTGGTACTGATGGCGGTCTCTTTGTTGGCGTCAAGTCAACTGGAGACAACGGATGTCCCGTTGGTAGTTATGACCAAGCAGACGGTGTCCTGGGAACTTCTGGCTATGATATGGACGATGTTACAAATGGTCACACCTACTACAAGTCAGGTACTTCCAATCACGCCGTGCCTGCGGATGCCGATACTTATGTTGCTGGCAGTACTTTGCTTGTGGATAGTGGACCATATACCACTGCTGGAAGTTCCAATTGTGTTGTAACCCAAGTCATAATCGATACAGATGCTACGCAAGGTGACAAAGCTTCGGAAAGTTTGGTGTTTCGCTACGACGAGATATAAATAATAAAATTTAAATAAAAATAGGAAAATGAACTTACTCCTATTTTTATTATTTTTTCTACCAAAAACTTTATATACTAGTTCTTTTAATTAGTATATTATGACAGCACAGAACAAATATTGTAAAAACAAAGATTGGCTATATGATCAATACGTAAATAAACGCAAATCTATGCCAAAGATTGCAGAAGAACTTGGTATACAAGCAGAAACAGTACGTGCTTGGATCCATAAGCATGAAATACCTATAAGATCAGGTTCAGAAAGTCATTCTGGTGATTTACATCCATTGTTTGGTAAACACCATACACCAGAAGGTAAGAAAAATATATCAATATCTCTTAGTGGCGAGAATAATCCAAACTATGGAAAGAAAAGACCAGAGCAATCAGAACGAATGAAAGGTTCTGGTAATCCAAGGTATGGTGCGATTATTTCTAATGATCAGAGACATCAACAAACAAAATCAATGATAAAATTTTATGAAGAACATCCAGAAGCAATTATAAATTTGTCAGAAAAAAGGAAACAATATTACATTGATAACCCAGATGCTGCTAGAAAGCATGCCGAAAAAATAAAACAGTATTATAAAGAACATCCTGAAGTATTACAGCAAGCAGCAGAAAAACGTGTCCAATACTATTCGGAACATCCATTATCAGAAGAAGAAAAAGAGCAGCGTGCTTCTCATCTATATGATTACTTTAATAGCCACCCAGAAGCCCGAAAAGAACACTCAAAACTTATGAAGGTTAATAATCCTTCGATGAGACCTGAAGTTGCTGCTAAAATTTCTGATAGCATGGTAGAGTGGCATAAAAATAATGCAAATCCAGTGGGAACTGGTAGTATGCCAGGAAGATTCTTTACTTGCAAGGATGGAAATAAAATATGGTTAAGATCATCATATGAATTTAGAGTTGCAAGTATTCTTGAAGAATTAGGAATATCTTGGAAATGTGAGCCATATGCTTTTCCACTTGATAGTTTACATACATCATATCGTCCGGACATTTATTTACCAGATAGTAATATTTGGATAGAAGTAAAAGGTTATCTTAGTTGGAGTAGTAAACAAAAGCTTATTGAATTTAATAAAATATACCCAAACGAAAAATTGTTATTAGTATATCTGAGACAAATAGAGGAAATCGAAGAAAAAGTCGTAAGAAAAGAAGTAATCAACATACAAGATTACTGCATAACATTAGAAGACCAAATTGAATCATGGAAATTAGAAGATATAGAATTAGAAAAATTAAAAACAACATTACATATATTATAATAATATTTATATCTTCTTTTTTATAACACCAAATTTAAAGCAAACTATGAGGCAAGTTAAAATGAAGCAAGGAACCCATATTATAGCACTAACCCCAGGATACATCAATATCCAAGTTGTACCGAAATTTTTAAACGAAACTAATAATAAAATTAATATTCCCGAGGAAGATCTTGGTTATATTATCCCGTTAAAACTTTTCTTAACAGACTCCTTTAATAAAGAATTTTGTGGGGTCTTTGAAATTGGTACGGTCTTCTTTAATGAAAATATTCGCCGAGACATCTTGGATGAATTATACCGGGATAATGTACAATTTGATATTTTTGTCCGGCAAGTGAAGTCCGAGGAACAAACAGGTCCCAAAGTCCTCCAAGAATACCGAAATTGTAAGTTTTATCGCCAAGAACTTTGCATACCAGAAGTTGGCCTAATAACATTCTATAGGTATCATTTTAGCAACAGTGACAAACCGTGGGAAATTTCCACGGAGAAGATCGAAGCCTTGCGCATGCCCAATCAATACATATATGATTATGCTGTATCAAAGGCGATAAAGAATCTACAATATAGTCTAAAAGACATTTGGAACGAACAGAAACAAGAAAATAAGCAAGAAAATAAGCAAGTTACAGCCAGTGAATATGTGAATATTGTTCGTTCTGGTGAGTAAATGTCTTCCATTATTGAATTAATGTGGATAAAGGTTTATAAAGACGAGCAAGGTCAAGATCGCTTTATTCCACAATTCCGAGACGATGGCACCCAACAATTCTGGACAGATACTCAGGATATTAAGCCCTATAAACTTGTTATAACGCCGATTGGTCATGAGCTTGCTGACAAACTTGTCGCCAACAAGATCCCAGCAATTTCGGTACCACTTCCCAAATATACTTTTTTCCTGCAACCAGATGACCAAGTTAAAGCCTACTGGGACAATGAGATAGAAATTAATTCCCATTATGAGTGCTCGGTTTGCAGACACACTTGGATGCACATGGATTCTAGTAAGTTCTCACAATGCCCGAACTGCTTGGCAACAGACATTTGGTTTTGTAGAAGGTGTTCCGTGGATGCCAGTAAAGACCTCCTAATGGAAAAGGAGCGTCGCGAAATCGAGTATGAATCCTACTCCCAGAAACTAGCATCACAATTTGTAACGGCAAGTGACCAAGACAAAAATAGCATTCGCGAGAAGCAGGTTGCTGCAAGAAAAGCCTTAGACGAATGGGAAATTGCTAACCAAGTTGTCAAAATTGTTGACCAAAGCAGGGTCCATAGAAACTCCGTTAAGGACGAAAAATCTGGTAAAGGCAAGCGCGGAGAAATCAACTGTCCAAATTGTGAGATACCTTATGGACTCAATCGCAAAAACTTGTTATATCGGGTTCATGACGTAATTGAAAACACGGATTACGTTATCTTGGTAGAAGGTAAGTTCAAACTTATCATCAAGCAAGATGAAGTAGAAACATATTCTTTATAAATTTTTTGAGGTGAATGTATTGTATAAATTCATTGGTAAGCCTGGCCAAGTATATGAATTAAAGTTTAATTATAAATGCGAATTTAATGGCACCGATAATAAATGTAACTTAGAACAAGGCACTGAAGATATAATAAAAGGTAAATACAAAGAACGACCTTCTGAGAAACAAATATCCCAAGCAAATAAACAATCCATTAGTATTTTTGATAAATCAAGTGAAGAGGAAATACAAGCAATAGATGATCTTACCGCAGAAAGCGATCCAATCAATGAATATATATATTCAAATGATAAAGAAAGTGATTTTGATGAGCATCAAATAGAACGTATAAGAGAAAAAATTTTTCTTATAGATAACGTGATGAAAAAAGCAAAATTACCTTCTGATATGACTGTTTTCCGGGGTGTAAGTGAAAAAGAATTTAATATAATTTCTAAACAAGGAGATAAGGAATCATTTACGATGCGTGGCTACAAAAGCACCACAATTGACCAAGACGTTGCGGAAGCATTTAGTGAATCCGATACAAAAGGAAAGAATTTATTCTGTAAAATACATGCACCAAAAGGTTCAGAAGTTCTGGCAATAACACCTGAATGGAGTAGAAGTAGGGGTGAATCTGAGTTCCTTATAAATCGTGGTACTTCATATAAAATAAATAAAATAGAAGAAACCGATAGTGCCAGAATAATAGATATAACTATCTTAGGATAATTTGAGGTGACACATGCTTATAGGAGAAACACCCCTTGGCGAACTTCCAGGAATTGGAGACTCTTTCTCAGTAAATACCATATCTTACAGCATGGATCAGTGGACCATCTTTGTGGGTTCTGAACCAATTGAAGATCCACCTGGTGCAATTCGATATTCTCATAGCAGGCAGTCAGACACCTTACTCCTAAAGAGTGTAACCAAGTCCTGGGACATGGGCTATGCTATAGCAAACAGTTACAATTATAAAACCTTCAGAATGAATACCGGACTCAAGGACACTCTAAGAGCAATTGATATGTCCTTGACGTTGGCTCCGTGCTTTGAGTTAACGGTGCCATCTACAAGCGTTTTGAATGCCTTGGTTTGGTCATGGGCAGAAGCACTTGATAGTGTTTGGCGCCAAATGGATACAATGGCAACGGCCCTAAAAATAGACTCTGCAGAAGGAACCTACTTAGATATTGCTTGGGGTCAAATCTACGACATGCCCAGGATTTATCAAGAAAGTGACACTGATTATAGAGATCGTCTAAAAACAAGAACATTGGTTCTAACCTCGTCAGGTACCAAAGCCAATTGTGAAACCATTATAGACAGTATTATTGGAGAAGTCTCAACTAATGTTGATCCAAGGTATCCTGCCAGTGTTGACATTACATTTGACACCGTTAGTGCTATGCGTTCTGCTTTTGCCAAAAAGACTGTCCTGGATAATCTTATCCCTCAGATGTTAGCGTCTGGTATCACTTACAATATGTTCTTACCTTATCTTGACTATTACATGAACCTATATATGAAAGGTCCACTAACCCTACCCTATAACTTTTATTGTGCTATTACCCAGTGGGATAATGATAAAACATTTGATTTCGATATAATAAATGTACTTCAGACAACCTTATCTTATGATTTTGATCTAGCCAACATGAAGCGAAAAACTATTCAACATGGCATGTACAACTATATAAAGGATAGCAAGGAAAAGGCCATTCTTTGTGATGGTTTACTTAAAAAGACCGTCCTAAACCAACCTAATTTTGACATATTAAATAAAAAGCATAATATAGTCAAACAAATCATAATGGATCTATATGCTAGTAAAACTGACTTAGAAAAAACCGTTCAACTGGATTCCGTTCTAAAAGGAACCAAACGGCGATTCTTACGCATGGAAAATAATCTTGTATTCCAGAACAGTCAGGCCTATACATTCGACATAGTGACTAGGTTGCTTGCTAAAAACTTGGACATAGATATATTGACTAAGAGAACTTTCCCAAAGAGACAAGGCATGACAATCAAATTGGTAGGTGCTTAGATGAGGCCTGTTGTTCTATCAGTAATTGATGGTAAAAATTTTATTCTAGGGACATTTGATACAACCAGTTTTCAATCCTGGTGGAAGTCCAAGCCATTTCCTGGTGCCATAGACATCATTCAGAAACCTATTCACGTCTATGGTCAATATCATGTCTGCATTGTTAAGATGCTCAATGGTACCTACTCAATTTACCGAACCAAAGACATGGGCAAAACCTGGGAATCCGTTTACAATACATCAGATATTATTTATACTTTGACGACCATAGACTATGGCTGGATTGTGGGATCGACTTCTTCTGGTTGGATAGAGTCTCGCTTGGATTCGGGTTATACTTGGTCAGAAATATCTTCATTTGCTCCTAATTGTAAGACCGTTATTAACATAGGAGATGATTATCTATTTGCTCATGATGGTACATCTATCTGGAAATCCGAGGATTATGCGAGAACTTGGTCTAAAGTTTTAACAAAAACTTCTTGGTATTCGCAACCTCTTCACGAAGGTTGGTCCGGCTGGACGTTCTCATGGAATGGCGATGTTGAACCTGCTTTAGCCGGCATAAACGAAACCATTTTTGTCGGATTTGGCCCATACCTAATCATATCAGATGATCTCGGCAATACTTGGACCACTCATCCATCGGGCTGGAACAATTCTGCTTTTAATATGCCTAACTGGGGTAATGCTAGTTTCAGTCCGCGAGCTAACAATAGAATCCTTCAGATAATTGTTACAGAAGGTGCTGGATTACCAACAACAAACTCTGGTATAATGCTAAGGAATTTAGTGGGTTATAGCGTAAATTATATGTATTCCGGACCGATTGTTAGTTCGGGTTATAGTGCAGGCTGGCAATGGTCCACACAATTTTCGCAACCATTTAATAGTGCAAACGGTATGATCACATCATATGACGTGCAAAGACCAGGATCGCCTTTACCGGATCTTCTTGCTTCTTTCACTACATATGATTCTGAGAACAACCCAATTGTCATGTACTCCACTGATGGTGGATATACTTGGTACTCGGTAAACACTTCTACAGTAACCGTCTATGAAGGTGATCCAGCTCAAGAAATCATATCAGGATTAGGTCAACAAGTTTTTGATGAAGAATATTTCACGACTTATACATGGGTTGGTTCTGCTTGTCACAATTCCGGAAAATATATCGTGGAATATAATAAAACTGTACGCAATATTTCGCATGACATGGATTTCTTGGTAAGTGTCAGAAATACAAAAACAATACCATGTGATGTTGTTACGAAAATTATTAAAGACAAAACCTATTCATTTGATGTTTTGAACAAGAAAACAAATATCAAGACCTATTCATTTGATGTTCTGAATAAAAATACTTCCATTAATCAATGCCTCATAGGTGGATATTTACAAGATACATTCACTAAATCTTGTAATTATGATGTAGTGAATGCTTTGCGTTTGGTTAAAGCACTTTCTCAGGACATTTTGTCCCAGAAAGAACTAATAAAATTTATAAATATGCGTATGAACTTAATGGGACCTGCTGAAAAATCTTGCACTATGCAAATGAAACTAGTGGATAGTCACACGGATCAAATCATGAACTACGTGGAGCGGTATTCACCGCAGCTTCCCGATGTGAGATATCCAAATATTCCGTATAAGCCCGTGGACTATAATACCGACACGGTGGTGCTTTAAATGCTTTCGGTTGGCCAAAGAGTCCGAATTCTGGCGGCTGTGCCTACTGATTTGGGTGGTTATACTGTCAAAAAACTTCGTCGTGACCGTCTTTTGAACGACGACAATACCTTCCCCTCGATGCGGATTGCGATAATTTCACAGGGCATAAGAGCACGTCCGTCCACAGGAGGTCCAATTCGCAAAAATTATGACGGTTATCAAGGCGACGCGCAAGAATGGCTAGGACACCATCAGAAAGCCACCATAAGTGTAACCGTCATGTGCGAAAGTGAGACACCAGGAACTGACCAAGACACCCCAGAAGTTCTTGATACCCTAATGTACGACCTAGAACAAGAAATTGAGATCTGGAGACTTGGTATTTATTGGCCTAACGACTATATGAAAGTAGTACCAGGAAGTTCCCGGGTGACTTACCTACCAAATTATATGGCCAAAGGCGCAGACGAGCATTGGATTTATCTTGCAAATCTTGATTTCCAAATTGAGTATGAATTCAGTGCCTTGGACCCCACCCCTAATATTCATGCCATTGAATTTGATTGGGGAATACCGTTACCTGCCACTGACCATATCATCCTCACGGATGTTCATCCTCCTTGGTACGAAATGGATGTCAACATAAGAGGTTGGAAGTCAGACCTACTTATCGATATGGTTTTGCAAGGTGGTTATCAAGAAAAAAGTGCTAGTTTGGATGTTATTTTAGTAAATGAATAAAAAAAATAATTTTTATTTTGCCCAAGACGGCAATACACAAGGTTCTACTATAACATCTTTTAATTCCTTTTCTGTGATTTCTTGCCCGTTCCTGAGAAATGGTGTATAATTTCCAAGAATAATATTCTTTTCTTCTATTTTTAAAAAATATACACCACACATCAAGCCAGATCTTATTCTTTTGCATTCAGACATACTGCTTCACCTCAAACTACTATAGTACTTCTGAGAATATATACTTTTTGGTCAAACCCAATCGTAAAACACTCTCTTTTACCATCCAATATGATTAATTGTTTTGAAGGTTCCTTATGAAAATAAAGAAAATTGAAAATGACGTTCAAGAAGATCCTATTCTCACCTCCACTATTCTTAAACTAACCATTTATGATGCATGGAGACAGAATAAAATTTCTAAGAAAGTTTACCTGGATTACCTAAAAGATGGCTATCCAAAAACTCAGATAATTGATATAAAATAATTTGGTGATTAAATAAATGACAATTATAATTCCAAAAGGTGACTACTTATGGTAGAGTACGGGTCTGCAAGTCAATTTGTTAGGCTCATAATTAAACTAGAGACAGTTGGACCTGTTCCTGTTATAGTGGGTAAAGGTACTGTCTTGGTAGTTGGTCGCTCGGTACGAGGACCCGTTGATGAAGCCGTTGCAATGACATCCAGCTCGAGTGCAGGTGACTACTTCTATTCCGGAGGTTTAAAGGACGCCGTTGAGTTAGTCTTTGCCCAAGGTGCTCCTGTTGTATATGCTGTTAGGGTTCTAGGCGGTTCACACGCAACTGCATCAGTTACCTTGGATGACGGTCTCTCTGTCCCAAATGATGTTGTGACCCTGAGTGCCGCTTCGCCAGGTATCTGGGGAAATGCAGTCACGGTCAAAGTCTTACAAGGCAGCATAAAAGCAACAGAAACCACGCCTTATGCAATACCCGGCGCGGGTAGTGTTGGACCTTATTACACTGACTATTGTAATATTTATCAAGATACATCCAACAATTGGGTGAAGGTCGATGGTATAGCTAAGACGATTGTTTATACAAGTCCACCAAGTTCTACTCAGGTTTACGTCGACACTGTAAATGGTTCTCTGACTTTTGGTACATCTGTGCCTGCAACTTCCCTGATAACATATAGCCTGAAACACTACACCGTGAAAGTTATCATTAGCGACAATGAAACGACCTACACTTATGATAATATTTCTAGTTTGGTTAAATTGGTTGCCCGAATTAACGGCACTGGTTTCGTGACCGCCACGCAAGTCACTGGCGAGACTCACTTACCTTACATTGACGCCGCTGTTACTTATTCTCTAACTGGTGGCCTAGATGGTGATCCCATCGACACCGATGATTGGGAAACTGCTTTACGGGTTGGTTTTGATGCTGCTGCTGAATTAGTTGGTGCTCCTCAAACATGTGCCCTAACCGAATACGAAGTCGATGAAGGTACCCATGACCTAATCGCAGTTCTTGATGGTATCCTATCAGAATATGCTAATAAGTTCCATCCGTGTCAAGGATTTATTGGAGTTGCTCCAAATCTAACTGCCGAGCAAGTCCTGGACATAGCAGCTGGCTATTCTAATAGATTACTTACAATCGTCGCTAATCCTTGGGACAATTCTTCGACCTTGCAGAACATCGCGGTGGCTCGTGCCGGTAAGGAAGCCGCAGTAGCATTGGGAGAAAGTGCTGCTCTGCCACGCAATGCGATGAATGGTCTAAATGGGTTGCTGACTACCTTTAGCCAAACCGATGTCGATCTCCTGACCCAAGACACAGATGCCAGAGCCGATGCCATAATCAAGTCTAAGGGTATTCGACCTTATGTAGGAATTACGACAGATCAGACTTGGCAGTTCTTAAGGACCGTGGATAATCGTACAATCAACTGGGTCATTGTTTGTTCTGATCAGATTGCCCAACAATATTTCCATGAGAAGAGGACAGTTGCTGTGATGTCTGCGATGAAAGCATCAATTGATTCTGTGTTGCAAGATCTATTACGTGATCAAAATATCCGAGCATATACCTTGGACGTTTACGCAGATGACACCGATACTGGTAAAGTCATTGTAAAGATCAGCATGGAAAACATAGGTCATATTGAACGCATTGATGAAACAATCGCAGTCGGTATCCTGGATGACAACGATACTGGAGTAATTACTACCGTCACAGATGAGTAATTACTTTTTAGGAGACAATAATTTATGACTGAATATACAATAGTAGCAGAATCTCCGGGAGATATAATTGTAACATTTACCTCATCTGCTGATGGTAATCCGTATATCGTTCCTCTGAAGTCAATTTCTGCTCAGAAAAGTACAGATGTTTCAAGCGAATATGGTACTGGTAGCCACTTAAAGTACGCACATGTACAAGGTAAAATAGATTATCAAGGTGATTTTGAGATAGGTTCATGGTATGTATCTAGTGCAGAAAATCCAAATACCTGGATGGACCTAATTAAGGAACACCTTACTTGGAATGGCGTGCAAGGACTTTCTAGAGAATTTACTATAATCATAAATGATGCAGGTTCTGAAGCTGCTTATGCTAGATCACTGACAACAGCAGTGACACCAAGTACCGCTGTGACTGCAGATTCGGCGATAGTAAGATTTAATAGGTGCTTACTTAAGCAGGATTCCCTGAGTGTAGGCGAACCTGGCAGCACAGTGTCTACTAAATACAGCTGGACTGCAATGTCACGCACTCCAGCATAAATATTTTTTTTAAAATTTTATTTTTAAGTTTGTTAAAAAATAGTTAAAGTTCAAAGTAAGGAGTATATTACACATGATATCAAAAGAACTAATCCTAGAAGGTGCTAAATTTCGTAAGGAAGTTCCTGTGACTATTTACCAGGAATCAATCACGGTAAAACCATTGACTGAGTTAGAAATTGCTAAAGTATTTAAAAAAGTTGAAGATGCTGGATTTGATACCACAGATCCAAAACTATCAGATAATTATTTGCTACAGTTGGAAGCCTGCCGTTTTGGCATCGTGGATCCAAAACTCCACGAAATTGCCAATCCAGAAGATCCAGTAGAAAGCCAGCAAGAAGTATATGAACTCATGGTCGGTAATGCCCTGTCCGAAATTGGCCGCGCTATAATTTCAATTTCAACAGTAGGCAGCGAGGAGCTATCAGATTTTTTCAAGAACCTGAAGGCCAAAAACTCATGTGGCTCCACTATGCTGGATATAGAATCCCGGGCAGATTAGATAAACTTACCCGCCTTCAGACAGATTCCATCTGCAAGATGCAGGAACTCATTGAGTTGGCTAAGGCTGGCAAGTCTGCTAAGCGTAGAATGTCCCATAAGGAATTCGTAGCCTCGATGAAAGGTAAGCAAAACCAATCCCACTACGATAAGTGCAATGAAGAACAGAAAGATCGCTGGCTATCCATAGTGAACAAGAACAAGAAAGGTAAAGTTTAATGGTAGACGATTCATCATATGCTAGGTCAGTATCCATTCTGATTAATTTAGCAGGTAGCCCAGAAGAACGCCTAGACTCTATCAACCAGAAACTTAACCAGATGTCTGGCAAAAAGGTATCAGTTGGCTCAGATAATTCCATCCAGCAACTATCAGGAAAAGCTAAGGAAGCCAGTAATTCTGTTAATGGCATATCTGGTGCCGGTAAACAAGTCGAATCGTCCCTTACCTCTTCTTTTAGCAAGATAAAATCTTCACTTGATGATGTCCATGGCGGCGTTCAGAATTTAATGAGCAGCCTGGCCGGACTAGCCGTGGGTGGATCGATATCTGGATTTTCTTACCTAAATGCCGCACAAAGCAAAATTGCAACAGAACAAATCTATAAGGCAATAGAGGCTAACAAAAAATGGAAAATTAGTCAAGAAGAAGTCCAAGATCTAGCAAAAGAAGCTCAGAAAACTGGCTATATTGGCTCAGAACGTGAGATGCTAGAAAATATTCAAGCAGCAGGCGTTCGAACTGGTTTAACTGGACAAAAACTCCTTACCATGGCAGATGCTGCTGCCAAATTGTCCTTCTCCACACAAGAAGCTTATCATAAGTCTAGTTCCGAAATAATCAGGATGGCTTCTCTTGATAAACTAAGACAGAATGATCTTGCCGACTTAGCGGGTATGCTAACAGTGGCTGGTGTTGAATTGAAGGGCGGTAAAGATGACTCCAGACTTAAGGATAAAAAGAGCCGCCAGAAACTTATCATGCAAGCAGCCAGCACCCTTAATATGGAAGAAGAGGTTAATATAAGACCTTGGACTCAAGCCGAAAATGCTGTCGATGATCTAAGTAAAGCAATTGGAACTAGTTTGGTTCCTGTCATGGTGCCACTTATCAAGGGATTTACAGATTTTATTAAGTTGCTTTCTGCTATACCCGGTGTTCCGACTATAATTGGATTAGCAGCTGCTGGACTCACTCTAATTTCTACAATAAGTTTACTCAATGGTGTGCTTGGCCCTGGAATCACTCTCCTAAAAGGAATGGTCGCATGGACACAAGAATCCACAATAGCCGAGTGGTTCAATGTCGGATCCAAACAAGCCAAAACAGTTGCTACTGTAGAATCGGCTACAGCAAGTGCTTTACTCTCTGGAGCAATGGGCGTAGAAGCAGAAATGCTTGCACTAGATACCGCAGCAGCAGAAACTGCAACTGTAGCAAATCGTGGCCTGGCAATATCAGAAGGTCTTGTTCTATCACCCCTTCTAATTGCAGCCGGAGTTTTCATTATAATTGGAGGCTTACTCTACCTTCTGGAATCCCGCACGGGAGTCTTTAGTAAGGCCCTAAAACAACTCAGTGAAACCGAGATGGGTCAAGACCTAATCCAATGGTTCAAGGATGTCGGCTACTGGATCGATGAAGGCGCTAAAAGTCTAGGTGGTTTCTTAGGCGATAGCATAACTCAAGTTAACGAATTATATAAAGGCATGAAATCCGGTACTGGAACCAATATTAGTAATACTCTAACACTTGGTCTCGGTGTCATTTTAGGTCCATTTGGCTTACTTGTACCTATTTTACGAAATTCAATGCCTATCATTCAGTCAGAGACCAAGATCATAAGTGATGCCATAACTTATATCAAGAACCTCTTAGATGACGGCTGGAAAACCATATCTGGAATCTATCAAACCATTGTATCACTTCCCCAAAAAATAGGTGAAAAATTTACTACAGCAATAACAAGTCTTGT